ATAAAATTACAGGTGCGCTTGACGAAATCTTTGATTTGATTGAAGACATTCAGAAAAATTCTGGTGTAATCTATTCGGCTCCTGTAATGGGCGGTAATCAGACAGTAAACCTGTACGATAAAGTACGATTAGATCGCCATGTTAAAAATAACCGGCAACAGATTGTCAACTCTTTAGATGATTGGGGTCGCAAACAAGGCTGGTTCAGAGGGACTCGTTCGGCTCCTGTAATGGGCGGTCAAGTTTCAAAAAATGCCCCAACGACTGCGGCGGATTTGCCTCCGTTTTTTCTTGACACTTTGTCAGCAATTCTCCGTACAACTCAAATCCCTGGGTTTGCCTTTTGGCAGATTCCTAATTACGCATTAGACTTTACGGCTCGTAATGGAACTGTTATCCGAATTCCTCGATTAAATTACCTAACAAGTTCCCCGTCGGTAAGCGATTATCAACTATCAGGAAAGGGTGAGTATGCTGATCTGACTTCTGAATCAGATAATAATAGTGCGTCTAGCGTATCGGCAGAAATCTTTGAATATGGGCGCGGTAAAGTAGGTGCTTCTACTGCAATCCGACCTGTTTCTATCCCAACTTTCACTGAATATTTTAGTGCGATGGGAATGATTGATTGGATGCAGATGACGCTGTATAACGACTATGCAAGTTTTGATAATACCATGATCAAAACGATGCTTGATAGTACGTCACTGCATTTGTATAACAAAAAAGGCAGTCTTGTTACTTCTCCTACTGGATTATCAGCAACAGGAGATGATGGAACTTTTACCAAAGGATTCTTGCGGCGATTATATCAATACGCCCACGATAACAAGTTCCAGATGTATCCCGACCAGACGTATTTGCTATTCTTAAATTCGACTCAAATTCTGCAATTAAAAGAGAGTTATAATGACGATTGGCAAGCAAATACGACTCGCGATCTTGACGCTTTACTAAATATTCTCAATCCATCCTATATTCCCCCTGGGGATACTGGAAGGGTTAACTCGTATTTAGGGTTGGTAGAAAAATTCCATATTTTTGAAACTGGGCAAAGCGTCGGTGTCGGAGCGGCTGGTCAACCCGGTGTTCAAAGTGAAACATTGGGCGGTTCTTTAGGTGCTAGAACTACCCGTACTGGTTATTTAATTGGAGCCGGTGCGTTAGGTGTTGGTGTAGGGATGCCGTTTCAAATCACTTTTGATAATGTCACTCAATTTGATCGTCGGATTCGCGCAACTTGGTTAGCGTGGCTCGGCTACAAAACTCTTGACGTTGATCCCGTAGGTACTGGGGAAGCCTCTCAGCAGTTACGAGTAGCTGAATTACGCACCCTAGATGTAGCGGTATAAACTTTATCTTTTTAACAATTATGGCAAGCAAAGAAACCCTCGAAGAAACTTTACCCACTGTGACAGGTGGAACTAAAAACCTTCCCCCGACAAATGGAACCAATGAAGTTACTTACGGCAATCTGAAAGCACTAGGTTATCCAGTCTGTAACCGGTGTAAAGGTCAACTCAGAACTGATCTCGATCATCGTCCATTTTGTCCAGTCAAAGATACCAGTTGTCCTCTATTGAGCAAAATTTCCTAATGATTTTTAGCATCGATGACCTCTCTATTTTCGCACCATCGGTATCTTTATCAGAAGATGCCGTCACTGGTGCGATTTACTTTGTTCAATCAATCATTGAAGGCGATAGAGGAGCGGATCGACCCCTAGAGATTACCCGTCATCGGGAAAGACTAAGAGTTAATCTAAAATTCCAAAATTTTAGATTAACTTATGTCAGTATAAATACTCCACTTATCAGCAATCCTGCTCCGATAATTAAAGCTAGACTAGGCAATATTACCGATGGATTTAATCGGGCTATCGTTCCTGATAGTTGGCAAATTTTAGGCTCTAACGACTACATAATCGATATAGACGGGCAAATTCACCTATCTACTGCGATTGGTAGATCGTGGGGGTATGGCGGCTATCGAGGCTATAGTCGTGAACCATATCCTGAGTTTTCCGAGGCTGACGTGGAGTATTCCAGTGGCATTGATTTCTCTCAAGATACCCGACAAACAAGAGAGATAAAAGCGGCTTTTGGTCGTATTTTAGATTGGGTATGTAATACTGGTTCTTTTAGAGGTGTTTCGTCAGTTGAGTTACCTTTTGAAGAGGCAAAAATCAACTACGGAACTGGTCAACTTGGTACAATTCCTGATGATTTGCTAATGATATTTAAAAAGTATCGCCCAATAAAATTATGAAAGCGATTTTTATCTGTCCACTTCCGCCGACTCTTAATGAACAAATAAGATACGCTCGTGCAAATAAATTTAAAAGCGCAACTACTAAAAAAGAATGGGACTTTGATATACAAAAACTTATTATAGAACAAAAAATTCCATGTTTTCCTGACAAAGTATGGATGCTTTACGAATGGCGAATTAAAAACTTTGGGCGTGACCCTGATAATGTTTGTGGCAGCGCAAAATATGTTAATGACGCACTGAAAAAGACAGGAGTTATTGTCGACGATAATTTAAAATATATCTATGGATACGATTCAATATTCACAAAATGGACGAAAGACGAATTAAAGTTAACAATTAGTGATAAACCAATTCTAAACAAAATTTTTATAGAGGATGATAATAGCAATGTCATATCTTAAATTAGACCCGTCTATTGTCTGTGTTTTAATTGTTTTCGCCTGCTTGGCTCATTCTTTCTTTACTCCTGAAACTACTGACACCTACGGCAATGTTATCGTAGCAATTGTTTCAGGATACCTCGGCTACCTAAAAGGTTCCGATGCTTAACTACCCTGATCAAATCTTGCATAAAGTTTAATTCTCCGTCCTAGTTTTGCGGCAATTCCTAGCTGTTGACCCGTCGGGGACTCAAACACATTTAACTGTCTCACAAGTCCGATTCTGCCATTAATTGTTACCTGTAATTCTCCTGTACTCATGATCGGGAACGGGTAATCTTTAGGCTTTACCAATCTTCCCTCAAAATATTCACAATCGAGATAACTACCTTCTTGTACTTCTGCCACAGGCGGTTTTGACTGATGCAACCAACAAGCAATTACTACAGACTCTATAGAAGATGCTCGCATAACTGGATTGCCAACGGCATCGGTAGTCATGGTAGAGCCTGTAGCCACAGAAAAGGATAGAGAAGCATTAGCCTTAATTGTGGGATTTTCTAGAAACTTTCCCGCAACTCCAATAGCACCGTCGAACATTTGTATTAATATAAATTTTTCTAATCTTAGTGTATCAAAATTATCTTGACAATTCAAGTAAGAAGGCGTATAGTTTGGTTATAGTAAATTTACAGAGGCAAGTACATTATAAGAAACAATTTATCAGAGTCTAAAAACTGGTTAGATAATCTTTCTGGATCAATTTCTAATGAGGAGGCTTTTGAGAAAGCATTAGAATATGAGCGTGTTTTTCGTCAGAATGTATCCTCAGAAACTACCTTTTATTCCCTAACAGATGATTTAAGCGATCTTGATTCTTGGACAAGAAACTTAGTGGGGGTTGTTGATTTAGTCTCAGAAGACCCCAAAGAATCGTATATTGATTATTCAGTAGAGAAGTATCGGTAAGAGCTAAAACATGAATATCAAACAATTTCAAATAGAGTTTAGTGGGAAAAGCTCAGAACGTCTTGAAGAAATATCTCAGCAGTTGAATTTATCGGAGCCTGAAATTATTCGCAAAGGATTAAAGTTTATGGCTTTATACGCTAAATCTCAGGCAGAAAAAGATACTCGGTTAATACTTGAAAAAAATGGCGATCAAAAAGAGATAATCATCTAAAAGAGGTGTTATGGTATGGATGCGAATCTAATAAAAAACCTTAAAAAAGACTTAATAAAATTAAGAAGTCAAATTTGGGATAAAATGTCGGATGCTCAAAAAGAACAATATTATCAAGATGAAGCTAACAATGCTATCAGCGTTGAAAACATTATTTCTTTTTTACATGAATACTTTGATAGAATAAAAAAAGAAATTGATAATCCTAATTTTCAAGATTTATTTAACAGAAGATTAGAGATGAAAATCACTTGTTTTGACAATTTTTGGGAAGAGTTAAACGATAGAAGATAAATC